GAGAGCTTGGGCTAGTCAGGAGATTAAAGAACTTCAGGATCTGGAATGGCGGATTATCAAGCAGTGTGATCTTAGGGAGCAACTTGTGCAGGAACGGGATGAGGTTCTCGTGCAGGCTTTTGGCGGGTCTTTAGACGGTGTGGCACCGTTTGACCCCGCTCGGTTTGAGGAAAGTTTGCGAGTTCAGAATTTGATTCAGGATATGTATCGGATGCTGTATGAGACAGAAGTGACGGGACGAGTAGTTTCTTTTGTTCCAAGTGCGTATGAGATTCCTTTCCGTAAGGACGTCTTTTCCGATGAACCCTCTGAGATTGGTCGAAGTATGCTGGGTTGTTAGGGCCGAGGGAGTCGGGGAAGGCAATTAGAGACCCTATAACTTAGCCTTGATAGCGTGTTGGGGGAGAGAATGTCACGAGAGTTCCAGTTAGCTTGGCCGTGCCCGCATTTAGTTGTGGAAGAGTATGTGTCATTGGGCTCGGATAGGATGTCTCTCGTCACCAAGCAGCCCATTGCAAATGCGGGTACGGTAAGGATTCTTGTTAATGATGAGTTTTTTATCCCGAATTCTGGTTTTTTCTCCTCTGCCTCTTTGACCAGTGCTTTGTCGGGGCCTTATGACATTGTTCCGACAGCGGATGTCTTGACTATAACAACCCCCACGGGGACTCAAACATTGTCTTTTGGGCTCCAGACGTTGACACGCTATACAGCAAGCCAACTCGCAAGCCAGCTTTTGAAGTTGGGTTTAGATGGGGATACAGTTTTTGTGGATGTTTCGAATGACCATTTGACTCTTACGGATATGAGTTCTGTTGGGGCATCTTCGTTTATTCAGGTTGGGGGGAGTGCCGCAGTGTCTTTAGGTTTTGGGGCACCGGGCAGTACGGCTTATCAATGGCGGGCAAGAGGAACCCAGATATATCCCTCCTGGATACTCCAGTCAACGACGGAGAGTCAAAGGTATCCGAAGTTCTCTCAGCCTATTAAAGGAAACCCTGTTTTCAAAGTGACGTATGCCACCTCCGGTGCTCGGTGTCGTCGATGTGGGGGAACATACGTTGAGAATGACATTCGTTTTGACTCTCAGGGGCAGAGTTTGATGATTGCAAATGAGGATTTGTTGTACCAGGCGTCATTAAAACTCCTTCTTACAGATAAGGGGTCAAACCCCTACCATCCCCAATATGGAACGAACTTGAGAGCTAGGATTGGTTCGAAAGCTGTTTCTGGCGTGGCTACTCTCATTAATGAGGACGTCCGAAAAGGGCTGGCGGAGCTCCAGAGTTTGCAAAAGGAACAGTCAAAATATCAAGAAGTAACATATAAAGAACGTCTATATGCTATATCGAATGTTACGGTAGCGCCACACAGTCAAGACCCTTCTACTTTTTTGGTTGATGTTACGGTGCGTAATGCCTCTTCGGACCCGATTACCCTGAGTATTGTTTATACTGTGCCACAGGTTGTGGCTTTGATGGGGTCTAATGGTTTGATGTTGGGGCCAGAATCTTCAGCGCCAATACCTGGACAGTTGCCTACGACATGGAGTAAGAACTGATGGCGATTACACCTAAATTTCTAGCCCCAGATGGGGTGTATCGGACTCTTTATGCTTTTACTACGGACGTCTCTTACCGATCTTTTACAGGCATGATGGATCCGGATACGGTGGATATGCAGGTCTCTGTGAGAGGGGGTGGCTGGTCATCCAACCCTGACTATATAGCGTTTGAGGGAAGTACCTTTACAATTCCTAATCCCTCAGCTTTCCCTGAAGGGCTCCAATTGTTACAGGGTCTTAATCGAATTGAAGTCAAGGCGATTCTGACCAATGGGGAGGTCACTTCCGCAGGGGTCATAGAAGCTACTTTAGCTGCAGACCGGGATGTGAAGGCGTTGACTTTGGCCCCTTCTGGTATTCAGCTTGAACGACAGGACCAGACTGTCAAAATTACCGTGACAGGGAGCACAGACCTAACCGTTACAGGGTATAACTTTTATGCCTCAACAGCCCCTGGTGGGGGTGTTTCCGGCTATAAAAGAATTAATATTTCTCCAGTAATATCATACACTACAGAAGAGACAACTTCTTCCCTTGGGACACTTGTAGTGGATGCGGACGTTGCCGTGGATCAGAACGGCGATCCGATGGCTGACCCCCTTTATTTTCAAGTTGTTGGAACGCAGGTAGACAGACAGGGAGTGAGTATTGAGCAGGATTACAATGAAGAGATCCTTATTCCTGACACCGCCACTCGCTTTCGGGTGCAAACGGATGTGACCCAAGTTGATGTTATTCGTAAATATTCTTTCGTGCATAATCGGAGGGCCCTTCCAACTGACTCTGTGAATCCGGCTATGTCGTACAATGAATTTCAAGCCGTGGCGGAGAATGAGCCTCTTTATTATTCTGTAACAGCTTTGTATTTTATTGATGGCGTGGAGTATGAATCGGCACTTTCGCAGGAGGTCTCGGGTGTCCCTCTGACTGTGACGCCTCAAATTGCAGATTTTCCTGCCGTGACAAAACGACAGGTGCTTCAAGATACAACTTTGGCTATTTTCAGGTCACACCCGGAAGTGGATGTCAAACCGGGGTCATATCTGCGAGATACTTTTTTGGACCCTTTCTCTACAGAAGCGGAGCGGATTCGTTTTGTAATCGGGTTCCTGCAATCGGCACAGAGCTTTGCTACTCTTTTAGCAATAGATGACCCCACGGGTTCGGGAACGTCTGTCCCGGTGCTTCAGAGTCCGTATAAGTTAGCGTTGAAGCAAGCTTTCTACCTACAAGACACACAGTCTGTGCAAAATCTAATTGATAATGCCTTTGACCATTTGGCAGCAAGAAGGGGTATTCAGAGGTTGGCGGGGCAGCAGGCTCGGGGAGAGGTACTCTTGTACACATCCCGGAAACCGAATACAACGAGAGTTATTCCCCTGGGGACAATCGTAGCAGGGCCAGTCCAGTTTAAGACTACCTCCTCTGCTCGTGTCTTGACGTCGGGGACGGGTTCCTCCTATGACCCTACTACGGGACGTTGGGTAGTTAGGGCTTATGTCCAGGCGGTAAATCCTGGAGAGGTAGGAAACCTCGCACCTAATCAGATTGTTTCTGTTATTAATGGCCCTACAGATGTTCAAGTTACGAACCCTGATTATACTTTTGGTGGCCGAAACACGGAGTCTAACTATGATTTGGCTACTCGTGCCGATGGCGTTCTGGCCTCGGTTGATTCTGGTACCTATCGGGGGTACTTGCAGAAAGCCACCTCCGTTCCAGGTATCAGGCAAGTGAATATCGTTGAGGCGGGCCATACTTTGATGATGCGAGATTTGGACGAGGCCACGGGTCGTCATTGGGGCGGGAAGGTTGATGTATGGGTCCGGGGAGAGTCCCTTGCTACCATTACAGAATCTTTTGCTTTCTCTTTTGAGGTCGTTATAAATGGTCAGTTTGAGCCGGTGGGAAACATTGGAGATTTGGAATTTCGTGCAATAAACTCGGCAGTTACTGCCGCTAATCCTATCATTGAGCTGCTAGAGTACCCCGCCTGGGGCTATGAATTTCAAGCTATTAATCCCCATGATGGCTCCGTGACAACCCTGAGTTTGCAAGACGCTCAGATGCTTCCTCCGGATGGGGTTCGTCTCTCAGCAACGTATAATGACCCTACTTTGTTGCATCTTACGGATGAGTTTAGGGGTACGTACCGTTTCCGTACCAGTAACAAGCATGTCTTTGCCCGTCAACCTGTGGAAGAGATCCAGACGTTCTATAAGACGTCCAGTACCGGTGCTGTTGGGATTGTCGATTCTGACGCCTATAAACTGTTCCATCCTAGTGACCCTCTTGTTTTGGGGCGTTCCACGGAGGCTGGCGACTATATGCAAGTCAGTGAGTCTCCTGATGGAACCCCCATTCCTGGAATTCCTTCCGGTGATCCGATTGTCGTGACGGGAGAGGAGCATGTTCTTCTTACAGGCCCCGAGTATCTAAACAATTTGGGCGTGAATGAATATACGATCCATATCTATAATGTAGATCGAACAATCGAATATATCGGTCCTTTCCATACTTCTACGAGTAAGGACTACACGATTGTTTCCGAGGATGGAGAGACACCTGTCTCTTTTGTTTCGGTTACCGGAGGCCGTTTGGTAGAAGGGATGAAGGTCATTGTGGATTATCAGCATGATGAGAACTACAGCCTTTCTTATACTGTGAATGCAGCGGTTCAGGCAGTGCAGAATACGATAGAAGTTTCCAGGCATTGCACAGCAGATGTTTTGGTCAAAGAGGCAATTCCTGTTGGAGTGAATATCTCGGGTACGGTCGTGGTTATAAGAAACCAGGCAACAACTGTTGTGGACGGGAATATCCGAACGGCTTTGGGTCGACTAATGGGCTCGCTTACTCTTGGACAACCTCTTCGACAGAGTGATGTAATCCAAGCGATTGAAACGGTGCCCGGCGTTTCCTACGCCGTCGTGCCTTTGACAAAGCTAGCACGGCAAGACGGTGCCATGACTGTTCGGGAGGAACTTCAAACGTCACAGACAGCGGATTGGCTTGCCCTTTCTACCTCT